ATGAAGAAATGGTATGGGCACCTTATCGCTGCTGGAGTCGCACCAGAACAAGCTCGTATGGTTCTACCTCAATCTATGTACACAGAGTACTGGGTAACTGGATCACTTGCAGCATGGGCTAGGGCTTATAAACAACGTAGTGACTCTAGTGCTCAATTAGAGATACAAGAACTAGCTAAACAATGGGATAGTGTCATTAGACCTCTATTTCCAATTTCATGGAGAAGTCTAACAGAATGAATCATATTACAGAAGATTATTTGAAGTGGCAGCCTAAGTATGCAGCTTACAAAGATTGGACTAATGCTCGTGGGAGACAAGAGCAAGCAGTTAAAGAGATGGCTTGTGAAGCCCTAGAAGTCTTGGCCATCTTCGTTAAAGCTAATCGTAAAGGTAAGTCAATCGAACGAGCAGACGTTGTTGATGAACTTGGAGATACTCTCTGGGGATTGGTTGGTGTAATGGATCAATTTGATATCTCTTGGGAAGAGCTCTGTAACTACAATATAGAAAAGCTGACTGCGAGGATGACAAATGGCAAATGATGATGATGGAGATATGCAATGGGTACCAATCTATCACCCTGAACCAACTAAGAGTCTTAAAGACGCTTACTTGGAGTATAAAGCCAGAGTTTACCCGAGACTTCCAAATGGCCCAATTTGGGACGTAGAAATTGACGAAGGCGGGTACACTAGACACACGGTAGAGCCACTAGCATCAGATAAGCAGGTTGGTGGAGATCATTACAAGAGTATGAAGATTCAACCGGGGCACTTTGTTTCTGAGAATAATCTACCTTGGTATGAGGCCAATGCTATCAAGTACCTTTGTCGTCATAAGATGAAGGGAAATAAGCAAGATTTGGAGAAAGCTATTCATTATATTCAGCTAGCTATTGAGAGGGATTATTCATGAGAAGTGCAGTAACGTTACTGTCTTTTGTACCTGGAATTGGTGGGTTTAAAGAATTGGAGAAATATCTAAATGACAAGTAAGAAAAAGACAATTGAAGCAAATAAGAATGATCAGATCCTTGAGAGCAGTAAAGGAAAGTTTGATAGTTTGATTGTTATTGGTCAGACAAAAGATGGTAAGATTTGGGTTGATGCCAGTGAAATGAGCTACCCTTACGTACATTGGATGCTCAATAAGACTATCTTTGAAATGAATGTACATGAGAAGACAGACAAGGTTAAAGAAGTAGCGGAGGCAGTGACTGGTGCAAAGTAATTCAGGCAGTCCATTCCCAAGTTCTTATGAGTCGTTTATTTTTAAGTCACGTTATTCTCGTTGGATCGAAGAAGAAAAACGAAGGGAGGATTGGCCTGAAACTGTAAAAAGATACTTGGACTTCATTACTGAACATGTAAAGGAAGCTCACAACTACGATGTGCCCGTAAACCTCTATAACGACCTGTACAGAGCGATTCACGACTTGGAGGTAATGCCCTCCATGAGATCAATGATGACCTCTGGTAAGGCTCTCAGACGGGATAATGTTGCAGGGTTTAACTGTGCCTACATTACTATTGATGACATTAAATCTTTTGATGAAGCTATGTATATTCTGCTCTGTGGAACTGGAGTAGGTTTTAGTGTTGAAAGGCAGTACATTGGAAAACTACCCGAAATCCCTGAAAGGCTCTTTGACTCAGATACGACAATCGTTGTTTCAGACTCTAAAGAAGGCTGGGCAAAGGCATTTAGGCAGCTCTTGGCATTGTTGTATAGTGGTGAAGTACCCAAATGGGATGTTTCACGAATACGACCTGCAGGAGCTAGACTTAAAACATTTGGAGGAAGGGCGAGTGGACCAGATCCTCTTGAAGACCTCTTCCGATTTACAATTGGAAAGTTTAGAAGTGCTGTTGGTCGAAGACTCAATTCCTTGGAATGCCACGATATTCTCTGCAAGATTGGAGAAGTAGTAGTTGTCGGTGGTGTAAGACGTAGTGCAATGATCTCCTTGAGTAATCTCACTGATGATCGAATGAGACGTGCAAAGATGGGACAATGGTGGGAAACAGAAACTCAACGTGCCTTGGCTAATAACTCTGTTTGTTATACTGAGAAGCCAGATGTTGGTGCATTCTTCCATGAGTGGTCTTCTTTGTATGAATCTAAGAGTGGTGAAAGAGGGATCTTTAATAGAGTTGCTAGTAAGAAACAAGCAGCTAAGAATGGTCGTAGAGATAGTAGTTATGAGTTTGGTACTAATCCGTGCAGTGAGATTATTTTGAGACCAAATCAATTCTGTAACTTAAGCGAAATAGTAGTTAGATCTACAGATACTATTGAGACTTTGACAGAGAAGGCTAGACTAGCATCAGTACTAGGGACATTCCAGAGTACTCTTACTTACTTCCCTTATCTTCGTAAGATCTGGCAGAAAAACACAGAGGAAGAGCGTTTGTTGGGTGTATCCTTGACTGGTATTATGGACAACAAACTGACGATCAAGCCAACAAAGGAAATGTTAAATGCACTAAGGGATGTAGTAGTTAGTACGAATAAAGAACTAGCAGCAGAGATTGGTATTGAACAGTCAGTTGCAACCACTTGTATCAAGCCGTCTGGTACAGTAAGCCAGTTGGTTAATAGTGCTAGTGGTATTCATGCTCGTCACTCCGAGTATTACATCAGGACTGTTCGTGGTGATAATAAAGATCCACTGACTAAGTTTATGACTGATAATGGAGTACCAAGTGAACCAGATGTAACAAAGCCTACACAAACTACTGTGTTCTCTTTCCCAATGAAATCACCTAAGGGTGCTATCACCAGAACTGATATGACTGCAATTGAGCAGTTGGATCTATGGAAGATCTATCAAGAAGAATGGTGTGAACATAAACCTTCTGTAACCATCTCTGTTAAAGAGAATGAATGGCCTGAAGTTGGTGGTTGGGTTTACAATAACTTTGATCTTGTGAGTGGAGTCTCTTTTCTTCCATTCTCTGATCATACATATAAGCAAGCACCTTATCAGGACTGCACTAAAGAAGAGTATGAAGAAGCATTGAAGAAGATGCCAAAGGAGATTGATTGGAATAAACTTAGTGATTATGAAGCAGAAGACAACACATCTGGAATGCAGACGTTAGCTTGTAGTTCTGACGGATGTGAAGTGGTAGATATAACGTAGGAGAAGGTATGGCTACTTATAGTACAAGCATTGAGACGTTCTTGAACATCTATGATGCTATAACATGGTTAGAGACTCAAGTGAAACATCTACCTAAAGATATGGCTATCGAGAAAGCTGAAATAGTCTTTGTAAATAATCTTTGGAGAGTTGGTTTTAGTATGTCTGATAAACAACTACAGATGCAGTTTGGAGATGAAGACTAAAATTTAGGCAATAAAAAACCCCCAGTATCCTTAAGTGGACGCTGGGGGTTTTATTTTGTCTTGGTTTTACTTGTTCATTTGTTGTAGTAGTTCTTCCTCTGTAGGTGGAGGAGGAGGAGTTAGAGAACGATTAGAAGTATCTTTGGTTTGATCGTATGTAGGACCAGAGACAGCATTGTTTAGAGTTGTACTAGATCTAGTAAAGAATTGGTAAACAATGTTTTGAACAACCTCTGTACTCCCCCTTTCTTTGAGTACCTTCTCAACCAAATCTGCATACTCCAGATAAAGCTTAGAATTAGTAAAGACCCCGTCAATGAATGTGAGTGTCTTCTCAATAGGATCGTTCTGCCCCATAATACCAGCAGTGAATGCTCTGATAATAGCGCCTATTCTATCGAGTTGTCCATAACGATATGTAATAGCAGCGTTCACACCGACCTTGGCTTTTGCAGCTTCTTGACCAATACCAGTTTTAGCTGGTGCCACATTCTCAACTTGACCCCTGACTTCTTTAGTCACATTAACTTCTTTAATTATATTTTCCAAATGATCCAGAAGCTCTGGTCTATTCTTAAATACAATCCGAGCAGTTGTCCCGAAAGAGTTTTGTGGATCGTTGACAAAGTTAAATAGCTTTTCGGAGCCATTAGACCCATTGACGTTTTCTCTGAATGCTCTATACCAAGAATCATAGAGTCCCATCTCAGCTAGTTCATTCCCTGATTTTAAAACTCGATTAACCGTTGAGGTAAGAATGCCATCATCCGAACCTTTAGCAGAAGCAGCAAACATATCTTTAAAGATGTCTGATGCACTCCTCCCAAGCCTTTCACCATCTTCACCTACAAACTTAGACAACTCTCTTTCTTGAATCTTTTTGATAGCTGCATTTCCAGCAAGAGCCGCCTTTTCATACTCAGCTTCAACCTTTCTTATATCACCCTTCATACCTCGAAACCGATTAACAAAATCAATCATATCTTGTTTCACTTGACCAGTGAATGGGATGTTAGATAGCTCCTTAATCAG